CAGGAAAACCAATTGAAATTAGCCCGAACAGAATTTATAATTGCGCGTTTGTACCAATAGATGATTGGCGAGCTTTTAGTGAAATAATTTTTTTACTTTTGGGTGGGTCAGGAATTGGGGTTTCTGTTCAACGTCATCATATTGAAAAACTACCAGAAATAAGAAAACCGTTAAATAGACAAAGAAGATATTTAATAAGTGATTCAATTGAAGGATGGGCGGATTCAATTAAAGTTTTAATTAAATCTTATTTCTTTGGTGGGTCTCAAATTAATTTTGATTTTTCTGATATTAGAGTTAAAGGTGCTCCATTAATTACATCAGGCGGTAAAGCGCCAGGTCCACAACCATTAAAGGAATGCCTTGTAAAAATAAGAGGTGTTCTTGATAATAAAAATGATGGAGAACAACTTACACCACTTGAAGCACATGATATTGTTTGTTATATTGCTGATGCAGTTCTTGCAGGCGGCATTCGTAGAGCTGCATTAATTTCTTTGTTTTCCGCAGATGATGATGAAATGATTTCTTGTAAATATGGAGATTGGTCAGAATTAAATCCACAACGAGGACGAGCAAATAACTCAGCAGTACTTGTTAGACATAAAATTACTAAAGATTTCTTTTATAATTTATGGACAAAGATTCAAGCATCTGGTTCAGGTGAGCCAGGTATATTTTTTACAAATGATCGTGAATATGGAACAAATCCGTGTTGTCTTACTGGTGATACTGAAATTGAAACTGAAGATGGAAAATGGTTATTACAAGATCTTGTTTTAAATTATAAATCAAATGCTGAATTACCAAAAATTTGGACGTATAACGAAAAAACAGGGAGCCGTGAATTAGATGATTTAGTAGCTGCAGATTTAACACGAGAATCAGCAGAAATTATTAAACTTGAATTAGAAGACGATTCAATTATTAAATTAACTCCAGATCACAAAGTGTTTACTCAAAATAGAGGTTGGATTGAAGCAAGAAAATTAAATTATGAAGATGAATTATTAAAATGGTAAAAATATTAAATTGAATATACTTAATGAAAAAAACTAAAAAACAAAATGAAAATTAAAAAAATCACAATAGAACAAAATGAAGATGTATTTGACATTGAAATGAAAATAAATCATAATTTTTTTGCAAATGAAATTCTAGTACATAACTGTGAAGTTAGTTTAAGACCAAACCAATTTTGTAATTTAACAGAAGTTAATGTATCAAATGTTGAATCCCAAAATGATTTAAATAATCGCGTTAAAGCAGCATCATTTATAGGAACATTACAAGCATCATATACAGATTTTCATTATTTACGACCAGTATGGCAAAGAAATACTGAGAAGGATTCATTAATTGGTGTGGGAATGACAGGAATTGCATCAGGTGCTGTTTTAAAATTAGATTTAAATGAAGCAGGAAAAGTCGTAAAGCAGGAAAATAAAAGAGTTGCAAATTTATTAGGAATTAACTCAGCATCAAGAACAACTGTTGTAAAACCTAGTGGCACATCGTCTTTAGTTGCAGGTACTGCATCAGGTATACATGCATGGTTTGCAAAATGGTATAAACGAAGATTGCGAATTGGTAAAAATGAATCATTATATCAATATCTTGTAGATAACCATCCTGAATTAATAGAGGATGAATATTTCAGACCACATGATACTGCTGTAATTCAAGTACCTCAAATGGCTCCTGATGGTTCAATAACACGAGAAGAATCAGTATTTGCATTTCTTGAGCGTATAAAAAAATTTAATATTGAATGGATTAGAAGTGGGCATCGAAGAGGTGAAAATTATAACAATGTTTCTGCGACAGTGTCAATCAAAGATGACGAATGGAATTTTGTTGGCGATTGGATGTGGGAAAATAGAAATACATATAATGGTTTATCAGTTTTACCATTTGATGGTGGAACATATAAACAACCGCCATTTGAAGAAATAACAAAAGATGATTTTAACAAGTATGAATTGATGTTATCAAATATTGATTTAACGCAAGTTAAGGAATTAGAGGACATGACTGATCTGTCTAGTGAGCTAGCCTGTGCTGGAAATTCTTGTGAAATAAGATAATGCGAAGTTGTACAACTTCGCATAAGTTAGATGATATATATTTCAAATATTATTTAACATATGATTATTTACAAAACAACAAATCTTATTAATAATAAAATTTATGTGGGACAGGATAAAAATAACTGTCCCACTTATTTAGGCTCTGGTAAAGTTTTAAAACAAGCAATTAAAAAATATGGAATTGAAAATTTTAAAAAAGAAATTTTATCGACATGCGCATCAAAGGAAATTTTAAACAAACTTGAAATATTTTGGATTGAATACTTAAATGCAGGCAATCGTGGAATTGGATATAACATTGCAAAAGGAGGTACAGGTGGTGATGTATTTTCAAATAAAACAAAAGAAGAAAAAGAAAAGACAAGAAAACGAATTTCCAATGCATCAAAAAAAGCTTGGGTTGATGATGAATACCGAAATAACCAAATAAAGAAAATGAAGTTAAAATGGACAAATAAAAAGTATCACACCACGATGTCAAACATGTCAAAAAAATTATGGCTAAATGAAAAACATAAAAGTAATGTGATTGATAAATTAAAAAAAACTAAACACACAGAAGAATGGAATCAAAAAGTTGGTTTTAACAATAAAGTAAGATTTCATGCAAAGAAAATTAAGTATGCAATTAAAAATAATGTATCAAAAGAAATTATTGCTAATTATTTTAGTGTTCCATTATCAAAGATTGAAAATTTAAAAGAATTTGATAAAGAACCTAATATTGAAATTTTACTTGGGAGTTATAATCTTCACAAAAATGGAAAATCATATAATTACATAATAAGAAATTTAAAAGATGCACCAAGTTATGGACAATTTTGTACATTCAAGCATTTCTTAAGTCATTGTGAAATACGTTAAATTGATTTTAAAAATAGTCTCTCATACTTACGTTTTTTCTTATAAATTATAAAAGATTGAAGATAAATAAATAAAATAATTTTATATGAGAGTACTATTTACACCAGGTCCTGTTAATTCACATGAAAAACTTAATTTTATAGAGTTTGAAGGATATTCACAGAATCAAAATATAATAAAAGATGCGCTTATTAATATTCAAAGAAATATTAAAAACCTTGTTGCTGGAGAAAATTCATCAAAATATGAAGTTATTTTATTTCCAACTGCTGGAAGTGGTACAATTGAAGCAGTATTATCTTCTATTGGGTATGCAAAAATTTTAAACATCGTAAAAGGAGAAAACGGTGGAGATGGATTATTAATGAATGAAATATCAAGCCGATATAGAAAAACATCAAAACTTATTTATAATGAATCTGGTGAAATTTATGGACTTGATTATAAAGAAATTGAAAATGAATTAGATAATGTTCATTATAGTTTTGCAACTGTTGTTCATATTGAAAGCACAACTGGAATTTTAAACGACATTAAGAAAATTGGTTCATATTGTGCAAATAACAATACTAAACTTATTCTAGATGCGTGTACATCATTTGGCGCAATACCAATTGATATGAAAGCAATGAATATTGCAATTTTAATTGGTTGTTTTGATAAATGTGTAGAAGGTGTTTATGGATTATCATTCGTAGTAATTGAAAAATCGCTATTAAGTGAATTATCTAAACTTAAAAAAGAAACATTTTATTTTGATTTAAGTTCACAACACGAATTTCTTGTTGCTGAAAATAAATTAAGGTTTCTTGCATCTGCATTTTCAATATTGATTAACAATCTTGCACTAATACTTTTAATTGAAGAAACTGTTGGTATACGGTATGAACGATATAAAGATATTTGGAAAGAAATAATTAAAAAATCGCTGGAGCTTGACATTGAATATGTTGTACCAGAAGAATTGCAATCTAAAATAATTACAGCATTTCATCAGCCAGCAATTGAAACCTTTGAGTTTGAAGAAATGTTTGAATTTCTTGAAGAAAACGGATTAATTATACATCATGGGAAACTTTTAGATTTTCCAACATTCAGATTAGCAAATATGGGACAAATATCAAAATATAATGTAAAAAAATTATTTATTCACATTAATGAATATTTAACAACATTATAAATAAACCTTTACAAACTACTTAATATAAATTAAAAATAAACAATACGCATGGCAGTAAAAATTGAAATTGACGGGTTTATTAAAAGAGTAAAATCAAAAGGAACTCTATTTGAAAAGAAAGATTTACTTCAAATCTTTCCAAATGGGTTTCAATTTATTGATATGGGAGTTTTTATCGTTGTAGCAAATGATAGAAATATTGTTTCTAATATTAATAAAGTTGCAAGTTTATTTTTAAGATATCCTGTATATGGTGAAATATTAATGTTGTCTGGTAAGGAATTGCCGGATTCTTCAATTATCACAAAAGAAAATTCAAAGTTTTCTCCAAGAGAATCCGATGATGGAATTATAAACTTATTGCAAGAAACGTTAATTACATTTAAAGCAATAACTGAAGAAGATGATGATACCATGGGTCAACAAAATTATTTCAAATCTTCTATATTTACAGATGAAAATAAATAATTACTAATTATAGACCCAAAAAAACTTAAAAAAAATATTGAATCTGATGAAGAAGGCAATTTTATTGATCTTTTTTATAAATCAGCATTTAAAAAACTAAGTAACCGATCAGAGGATCTAAATAAAATTATATTACTTGAAGAACCTGCATACGTTATTAAATTTGCAACTGGTAAAGTAATTGAAACATTACAAGTAATGCTTAATCGCTATATTGAATCTGAAGATTATGAAAAGGGTGCAGTGATTCGAGACATAATAAAAGAAAATAAAGATATAGATAAAATTGAAGAATCAGAAGAATCGGAAAATACTGGGGAAATTTAAACTACATGAAATTTTATTTTTTCCTATTTTTGTAATATCAGGTATTTTTATAATACTCGGTATTATATTTATAATGCTTGGTGATAAAATGATAAAGATATGTAATTTATAATCATTATAAATTAAGTACTTTAATGAAAAAATAATTCATATAATTTTTTTATGTGAATTATATTTATACTATAATTAAAAATTAAAAAATGAAATATTCAAAACAAGAGGAACTTTATTTGAATGCAAAAGAAAAATACTACCTTGGTGAAGAAATCATGACAGATGCCGAATTTGATGAATTAGAGGCTGATTTAAAACAAAAACAATCCAAAGTTATTCTAATCGTTGGTTTTAGTGATAGGAATTTAAAATTTCCACATCCAACTCCAATGTTATCTCTTGCAAAATACCAAGCTGATAAACTTACAGGTGTCGCTCCAATTGATGAAGCTACCGCTTGGTTAAAATCCCGAATTGTTGGAAATCAAATTAGTTTTGAATACTCTCCAAAATACGATGGTAATGCTGTTAATATAATTTATGTTAATGGTAAACTTCATCTTATTCTTTCCAGAGGAACTGGAATTAAAGGCAGAGATTATACTCCAAAACTTCGAAAACACGTTCCTTTAACTGTACCATTTAGAGATACACTTGAAGTTAGAGCTGAGGTTGTTATTCCAATTTCATTATTTGATTCAAAATATGGAAAAGATAATAAAAATGCTCGTAATTATGTTGCAGGCGTTTTAAACCGAACTGCTGATGATCCTTCAATTATTGATGGTACTGTTCTTGATGAACTTGTTGTTATGTGTCACGAAATCAAACATACTGAGGGTAAAACTTCAGAGTATATTCAATCAAAAGAATTAAGCAATCTTGGTTTCAATAAAAATTATCCTCTAATTTCTTATTATTATCCTGTTGAAGGTTTTGAAACAGCTTATAATAAAATGAAAGATTATAGAGAAACAAAATCGCCATTTTTACTTGATGGTATTGTAATCAAAGTTGCTGAAAAATACCGAAAAGAATTTGGAGAAAATTCGCATCACCCAGAATGGGCAATCGCTATAAAATTTCCACCAAAAGATGCCAGAACTGTAATTAAAGATATTCAATGGAATTACGGAAAAACTGGCGCATTAACACCGGTTGCAATTATGGAACCTGTTGATTTAGATGGAACAACTGTTACTCGTGCTTCGATGTATAATTATGCTTATGTTGTTGAGAATAAAGTTTATCCAGGGGCAATCGTTTCAATTGCAAAAGCTGGTGATATAATTCCCGTAGTGATTAAAGTTAATACGCCTGGAGATGCTTCAATTTTTACATTTCCAACACATTGTAAATATTGTGGAACAAAACTTGAGATTATAAATAAGAAACATTTAACTTGCATAAATGAAAATTGTAGCAATACGAAATTTAAATTGTTTGAAGAATCTGTTAATTTCCTTGGATTATTTGGAATAGGTGGTTCAATAATTAAAGATATTTGGGATGCCAATTTTAAAAATGCAACATTGATTCTTGATAAAGAATTATTTAATGAGAAATCTTTAATCAATTCAGGTAAATTTCAAAAAGGAAAAACCTTAGATAATCTTTTATTTGAACGAAATAAAATTAAAGAGATTCATTTGCAAACTGTTATTCGTTTAATGGGGTTTAAAAGAATGGGAACATCAACATCAAAACAAATTGCATTACAAATTGCAAATGAAGATTTCTCATATAAAGGTTTAGAAAAAACTGTTGTTGCGGGGTTTGGAGAAAACGAACCAAAAAGAATTCTTGTTGAAAATGAAATTAAAAGAATTTCAAAATTTGTAAAAATAATTTATCCTGAAGTTATAAAAGGTAAAATTAAAGTTGAATTTACTGGTTCGCCATCTGGCGCAGGTTTCAAAACAAAAAGTGCATTCACTGATTTTATTAAAGCTGCTGGAGTTATTCATACAAAATTAAATGAAGCTGATTATCTTATTACTGATGATTTAAATAGCAGTTCTTCAAAAATGAAAACTGCTATTAAAAATGGTATCAAAATTGTTTCATATGAAGAATTCTTAAACATCATAAAATAAAGAAAAATGAAAAGAAAAAAATATGAAGAAGGATATGAACTTCTAGAAAATGAATTTCTTTTGAAAGTTCGAGACGATGGGGTTGGGTTTTTAACTAAATTTAATAAAGATGGTTCAATGCCAGTTGCGTTTAAAAACTGGAAATCCGGAAGATACCCAACATACCCAACATTCGCAGATATAATGATTGAGATTGAAATTGAATTTCCAAGAGTTGGTTGGACATTAGTTTCATGGAGAATTGGAAAAAGTCAAGAATGGGCAGTGATGCGCCATCCAAATGGTTATATTGTTGAAATTTATCTTTCAAACTTCCTAGAAATAATAAAAACTAATACTCTAATAAATGGAGAGATAGAAGGTTTATGGCAATGGAAGAATAATAAATTAATAAAATGAATATAGATTTTATATCTTTAGAACCTGGAGCATTTGGTGAGTTATTTTATTTTAGGAATACATATAATAAATTAAATCAGGAAGAAATTGATAAATTTGTTAATGTATATTCAAATGAAGTAATGCACGCGTATACTCAAAATGATATTTTAAATAACAGAAATGATATTGATCCAATTACTGCATATAATAAATCAAGAAGTGATGCGAAGGAAATATTGAAAAAGAATTCAAGTGAACGTTTCAGAATTGATTTTCAAATAGGAAATAAAGAATGTATGGAATATATTACAGAAATTGAATCTTTACCGGATTTTGAAAAATGGGAAGATAATAATCTTATCAATATAATTAAAGAAGATTATTTACAAAGTAAAAGATAAAAATGAAATTAAGGATAAAAAAGTTCATAAATAATTTGCAATTGTGAACTTTTTTGTTTATATTTATATAATTAAAAATTAACATTTTAAATTTATATGCTAAACAGTAAAGAAATAATTGCACTAAGCGATTTTGAACATGTTTTAACTAGACCAACAATGTATATTGGGTCTATTGAAGAATCTGACGAAAATATTCAAGTCATTGAAGATGAAAAAATAATTTTATATAATAAGAAAATTTCAGTTGGTTTTTATAAATTGATGCATGAAATTATAGATAATGCATTTGATGAAGGAAAACGAATGAAAGGAAAATTAAAAAATATTTCTATTAATTTTGATTCCTTAACATCAAAAATTACAGTTAGTGACGATGGCGAAGGATTTTTCAATGGTTCAGAAATTAATGAAAAAACTGGATTAACTAATATTGAAACTGCGTTGACAGTTTTACGTGCAGGGTCAAATTTTAAAAATGAAGAGTCTGAAGAAAATTTAATAGGAACAAATGGAGTCGGTGCATCAATTGTAAATATGTTATCTGATTACTTTGAAATAAAAACAG